TCAAAAACGACCTCTTTTTTTATGGCGAAATTATGCGTGGATTCTCTGTTTTTTTCAAATCGTCACTAATAAATTGTTGAGATGGTTTATATGTCATAATCTCTGCCATATCTTTTAGAAATACTTCTACCAGACCTCTTTTTAAGATATTGATTTCTCTCTTCTTGTCATTTAAATTTGTTTCGTGTTCTAAGAAGGTAACTAGTTTTCTATTTTGTTCTGTTCTATAAACTCCATTATCCAGAAAAGTGACTGAATGATTCTCTTCAACATTTAGTCCTGAGTTTTGAATTAAATTGCCAAGAGAGTCTCGAAGAATTGTAGTTTCATAATGATGGACATTTGATAATTCTTGTGCTGTATATTTTCCATTTAAATAAGTTAAAAAATCTCGATTACTCATTGGCCATTCATCTCTGACATGAATGATATTATTCGTTGTTAATACAACCCAATCTAATGCAGAATCACCATAAAAATCATACGCTACCTGATCTGGTCTTTCATCACCTTGAACTGTATATTTCTCAAAACTTGTAACATCTTCAAGAATGTCATCACGAAGAACTGCTCTTTTAAAAAGATTTTTGACAATTTGAAAATCATAGACTGATGTTCGATCATTTGCCAATGATGGATAGTCAAGTCTTGGTAATTGTTTAAAGTATGATTTTGATGAACGTGTGTATGATGCCATTTTAGAAACCTACGCTGTCCTTTGGTGAATTGTTTTGATCTTGATCGTATATTGGTTTTAACTCAGCAAAGTTCAAACTAATTTTAAGTGATGTTGGTTGAGAATCACGGTATGCTGACCAATATCCATTTGGAGCATAATCAACTGCCATAGTTCTCAATGCAAGACCAGTTTCATTAAATCTATTTACTGTATTTAAAATATTCTTACCTCTTCGATACTCTAATGTAAAAATATCTGGTGTTGATAGAAAAGATGATGTGTCAAGAAATTTTGCCATCATACCAGTTTTAAAGAATCGAATGATTTTTCTAATTTCTCTACCCTCTGCTTCACTTCTTGCAACAAACGTAAAATCAAAACTAAAGTCTCTTAAAACTGGCCCACCAAATAACAACTCAGCGTTTGGATTTAAAACACGACCACTTGATCTAGCGAGAAATTGATTGGTTGATAAGGTTATACCAGTTTGACTAGCAAGATTTGCAACTTGACCAGCGATTAGTTCTGCACCAAAATCAGTCAAACCAGCTCGATTTGTTCTATTTTTCTGTGCTTTTCTTCTCGCTTCTAGTTGATCTTTTAATCTCTTATTATTAGCTTTTCTTACAGCATTTGTGATTCGTTTTTTAGCTAGTCTGTCAATTTGACTACCCTTTGTTCCAAGAGATCCAGCTCCTACTGTTGTCGCTGCGTCTACTAATGCTACACCAGCTGCATTTAATTTACTTTCTCCCCATTCCGCTCCATTTGTATCCTGTATCTTCGGCATCGGTAAGATAACTTGTCCAAGTTGTAAACCTGATTTCAAAAGAGGAGCTCCAGTTCCACCATCTGCACCAGATCCAGATGCATTTGATTTTCTTGCATCATTTCCCTTGCCAGGAACTTCATCTGGTCTGAAATACTTATATTTGGTAATGAACATATGATCTTGTTGAGGATCAATGTCGAGAGGATATGCATGAATCAATGCTGATGTATTTCGATCTCGATTAGTTGCATATGAGTCAAATGCTCGACTTGGAGTGCTAGCGTTTTCTATATTATTTGCAGCTTCTAATTGTTGTTCATTTTTAAATTTTGCGACATTTTCATTAAAATTTTGTGCTAGATCTTCACTATTTGCAAACGGAGCAGTTCCTGATGTGAAATATGCATCTCTATTACCACCAAATCTCATTCGATTATATTGTTCTAATGCGGTATCAGAGTTCACCAAGTCCGCAAAAAGATCACTGCCTGGATCAATAGGTGTTTTATTACCTCCAGTAAAAATATTTCCGCCTGGTGAATGTTGTGTGATTCCAATGATTTTTCCATCGTTATCATACTCAAAAGAATATGTCCCATCGATGGTATTTCCGTTGGCATCCTCTATGTTACTGATTTTTTTACTACGTCTTCCCATTAATTTGTGTTGTAAACTCTGTTTCTGGGAACTGGAATCCCACGCATATCAACGAATTTTTCAGTTGGTAACTGTGCCACATCCGACCACTCACTATTTGGTATTCGATATGGTTCACCTCTCACGCCTGTATACAGATATTTATGTAGTGTTCGACGAGGAACCGCAACTGCACCCTGAGCAGAGTTATTTAGTACACTTATTGCAAGTTCTTCTCTTTGTGTAAGACTAACATAGTGAAAATTACAACCTAAAAACCCGCCAGGCTGCATTTCAATCACATATGACAATGGATACATGTCATAAAAGGGTTGATTTGTTTGTGCTTGATATGTGAAAAAATATAATTCGCCAGGCTGAAATCCATTTGTATCACCAAAGTCAGTTTCATAGTTTGTTGTTTTTAATTCACTGATTAATTCCTGACGAAAGAAGTTTTCATCTACAACACCTCCGACTTTATCTAAAATTGTTTGAAGAATAGTCATCTAATTCCTAGTTCTTTTTCGGTCATAATTTTAAATTCTAACTTACGATCTTCACAAAACTCTCTCGCTGCTTTCCACTTTGCTTGATTCTTTGCATACGTTAGAGATTCATTCAACAACGTCTTTTTTGATTTACCTTTTGTCGCCTGTGGTTTTTTTGTTTCTCTTAACGGTTTGACTTCAATTACAGATCTTCGGATATCGCCATTCTTGTCCTTATATTTAATGAAAAAATCGGGAAAATATCTACGAACACGATTTGTTGTGGGATCACAGTAAGGAACCCAAAACTCTTCAGAAGCCCACTCAAGTATATTTTCATTCAAATCACAGTAGTTCATGAATTTTCTCTCCCAAAGTGACCTATATATAATATGATGATAGTCTCCTTTGTATTTTTTAGGATTGGAAGGCTTATATACTCCTTTATAACTCATGCATAGTAAACAATCTAAACGTATTTATCGTGACAAGTAATAGTTTATTTCCCAGAAGATCAGAAATTTTCACAAAAAGTATGATAGATGCCCGCGAGTCTGTCGCTAGGCCTTCCATTGATACTCAATTTCAAGTTCAATTTTCTTTTGGTAATTGGCAAACATGGTTAGAAGGTAGTAGTGTCACTGCGCCTGGAAGTCAAAGAAGTCAGGGTGGAGACTTTATGAAAAAAATGTCTCTGATGTGTGCAGAGGCAGAATTGCCAGGCACAAGTTTTCAAAAAAATCTTGTAACTGGTCATCATCAGGGTATCGTAGAGGAGTTTCCAAATCTTAGAACTTATCCACCACTTAATTTAACTTTTTACGTTGATCTTGATCATGTTATAATTGAAGTATTAGAGTCGTGGATGACATATATCAATCCGTTAGAAACAAATAAAAGACAACTTAATGCTTATGGTAGATTTAACTATCCAGAGGATTATAAAGAGATAATACATGTTACAAAATTTGAGAGAGATACTTTTGTTGACCAAATACCAACCACAAGAAACGAACTAAGGGAAAATACCACTAAGATTCCTCAAGGTCGTGATCGAGTTGTGGCGGGTGTTGCAGATTTTCTAACTCGTGATCGGTTTGATTTTGACAAGAGGGGAACTGCTAGAAATCCAAAGGGGCCAGAAGAATTTGTTCCAGAATCATTAAGAACACCAACAACTAGATTATCAAGTTATGAATTTGTCAATGTTTGGCCTACAAATCTTACATCAATGAGAGTTGCCTATGGTGACTCAAATGTGTTAAGATGTAGTGTAGAATTTGCTTATGATAGATTCTTTACTAGTTACTCTTATTCAGAAACTAATCAATCTGTTGAAAATACACCTGTAAATTTAATAAATTCAGCTAGAAAAGACAATATCCCTCAAGGTTTTGGTCGAGTTTTGGCTGGTATTGCAGATTTTAAAACTAATAACATATTTGATTTTGACAAAAGAGGACGACGTTTATTCTAGGACTATATAAAACATTAAAAAAATTATTATGCCTTTACCAACCATTGCAACTCCAACTCACGAGTTAAAATTGCCTTCATCAAATCAAAAAGTAAAGTATCGACCATTTCTTGTAAGAGAAGAAAAAATATTAATCATTGCTCTTGAATCACAGGATCAAGATGAAATTACAAACTCTGTAAAAGATACTCTAAAAAAATGTATTCTTACAGATGGAGTTAATGTTGATGATCTTCCTACGTTTGACATTGAGTATCTCTTTTTGAATATTCGTGCAAAATCAATTGGTGAAGATATTCGTTTGACAGTTACATGTCCCGATGATGGAGAGACAAAAGTTTCTACAACAGTTTTTGTTGATGAAATTAAAGTTACAAAACCAAAAAATCATAAGAAAGATATTGTCTTAGATGATAAATTAACAGTTCGTATGAAATATCCATCTTTGGATCAATTTATCAAATCTAATTTTCAGGCCGATGATGATCCACATGTGGTTGTGGACAAAACTTTTCAAGTTATTGCTGACTGTATTGAAACAGTTTACACAGAAGAGGATGCTTGGGAAGCTAGTGATTACTCAGATCAAGAGAGATTGGATTTTATTGAACAATTAAATTCAAAACAATATAAACAGATGGAAAACTTCTTTGCAACGATGCCTAAATTATCACATACAATTGAAGTTGTAAATCCAAACACTAAAAAGAAGAATAAAATCGTTTTGGAGGGTCTTGCCGATTTTTTCGGGTAAGTATTGCAAGAGAGGATTTAGAGTCTTACTACAGAACTAATTTCGCTCTCATGCAATACCATAAATATAGCTTGACAGAGCTTGAAAACATGATGCCTTGGGAGAGAGATATCTATCTTGCTCTCTTATCAGACTACCTAGAGGATGAGAATCTGAAGAGACAACAAGCAGAAGGCGTACAAAAGTATGGATGAAGATCAAAACAACATAGACATTAATAGTCTTTTTGCGAGAGTTGCAGAGGCTGAGAGTATTGCTCAGTCGGCTCTTGACATGGTTGATGGTCTTGAAAAAACTGTAAAGGCAAATGAATTAAGAAATAATACGTTAACAGAGTTAATAGATGATCAAGTTGCGACAATTGAAAGTTTAAAGGAATCACTAACAACAAATACTGAGTCAATAACTAAGAATCAAGAGTTAATAAAAGAGTTATCAGAGACAGTTGAAGCAGAGAAACAAGAAAGAAAATTACTGTTTGATCTTCAAGAGGATAGAAGATTAGAAGATCAAGATACACTACAGAAACAACAGAGAACACAAGAATTACAAGGTGGTGGAACTGGTGGTGGTGGAGGCCAAGGTGGTGCAGCAGGCGGTGGAACTGGTGGTCAACGTAGTGCAGGCGGCACTGGTGGTGGGATTGGTGGTATTTTAGGTGGTCTTGGTGTTGGTGCTGGTCTAGTAGGGCTTGGTGGAATTAGTGGTAACAGAGGCCCTCTTGGTGCTCTTGGTGGAACTTTAGATTTTCTTACAGGTGGTGTCACTGATGCTGATCGAAGAGGTGGTGATCCAAACTTTATTGGAAAGGCGTTTGGTGGAACATTGGACATTCTGACAGGTCAAAAGTTTGATTTTGATCAACAGGGAGATAGTGCTGTTGTTGGTGCATTAAATCCTCTTAGT